GATTGATGGCTGAAAGAATAATATTTCTTGGAACAGAGATAAATAACGAAGTATCAACTATGATCAACGCACAATTGTTATATTTAGAAGCAATGGACCCAAAACAAGATATATCAATATATGTGAACTCTCCTGGTGGATCTGTGTACGACGGCCTAGCCATATATGACACAATGCAATTGATAACACCTAAAATCAAAACTGTTAATGTCGGTCTTGCTGCATCTATGGCTGCAATCATTTTGTGTGGTGGAGAAAAAGGCAAAAGACAATCATTGAAACATGCCAGAACAATGATACATCAACCAATGGGGATGTCCGACGGGCAAGCATCTGACATAGAAATTACAGCCAAAGAAATTTTGAAATTGAAAAAAGAACTATATGAAATAGTATCCAAACACTCAGGCCAACCTTACAAAAAGGTACACGAAGACGGAGACCGAGACTATTGGATGAATTCTACAGAGGCAAAAAAGTATGGACTAATAGATGAAATATTAATCAAGAGAAAAGATTAAACATCGACGTCTCTATCTTCGGAGTCCATGACACCAAAGTCACGATTATTTCCTATCATTTTGAATATTTCATTGTCAATATAGAACACTGTTGTAAACATATCATCATCTTCTATTTCTTGTCTTATCTTTGAAAATAAATAATTTGCAGCCTTTTTTAAAGACTTTTTTGTCAAAGCCTTGTACTCTGAATCCAAATTGATTTTTATCATTCGATCTTGGCCCTCTTCTGGAGTTATGTCAACTGTCAAAAATTCTCCTTCTTTCAACATCTGTTTCAAGTCTCTAAATATGTATTCTAAATAAACAGAATTTGTCATTAATTCTAAATTTGTCATGTAAGTCTTTTCTTGACCAATCACTCTATAAAGTCTGAACATTCCTTCTGAATAATTATCAAACACCAAATACTCTTGATCTGCGTACTTAAAATAGCACCCCACTCCAAAACCCAATGTAGTTTTTCCAAAGTCATATCGCATTACACTGTCTCCTACCTCCAAATTTAACTCTTGCAATCGGTATTGAAAGTCTTGTAACTCTTCTTCCATCAATTCTTTTACCTTAGGTTTAACCTTTGTCCATCCTGATCGAGTAGTTGATTTGTCTCCACTTGACTCTGACAAGAAGCTAGAAATAGAAAAATTAGAAAATTTTATCATCAGTGTTCTATATATTTCTGAACTAGTATCAAAAAATGTAGTAATAATTAACCTATTCGGGGCTACCAGGTTTTGACCGCAGAATAGAAGTTCTTTGTAAGCATGCTGCGCTGAACCGCGTAAAAAGTTCAAACAACCAGATGGCAACATCACCAACGAAGTCGGCGGAATGGCCGATGTATTGGCAGTAGAAAAGGCATCACGCGCCAAGCGCGTCGCCACTCAAGTCGAAGAGCTTGAGTTTGCTGCTTAATCAAACACTCTTCAACCAAGCCAACAGAATCTAGGGCCAAAAATAATAGAAGATTTGCAGTTGTCGAATCTGCACAAAATTGACGAGGTGCACCAAAAACCTAAAGTCCTTAAAAAGACAATTTTGGGTAGAGTTTCGGCTCTCGAACAAGTCGGATAAGCATGTAGAAAACTTAGAAGTTCACTGTTGGGAAGAGTTTTCAATAACTCTAGCTCCACCTTTTAAAGGCCGAAGAATTAATTTTCTTCGGCTTTTTTCATGGTCGAAAGACAGAAATATTTTAATATTTTTAAGATCTTCACATAGACAAATATGTTCAAGAAAAAGAAATCTAAATTGGAAGAAAAGAAGTCAAAGGCTGAAAAAGTCTTAGGCATACCAGGAAAATTGATCTCTTGGTCAAAGTCTGGCTACAGAAATAACAATCCAAAAAATTTGGTGATCTTCAATGCAGTGCTCAAAGACAAAGACAACAAAGAAATTTGGTCAGGAGACATGGATGTGACGCTAGATGAAGAAAAACTCATGGAATTGGCCAAAATCTTAGGAGAAAAAATTTATATCTATCCAGAGTCTTCAAGGTTTAACAAAAATGAGTTTTTTGCTTATTCTACAGACGGAACAGACTTTGAAATGGGGACATTTTACACAGACTACAAAAAAATACACAACATTTTAACATACGATAGAAAATGAGAAAATCAGTAATTGTAAAAAGAAAGTGCCAAAAAGAAGGCAAAATGACAGAACATTATCATTACCCTGAGAGCGATAAAACAATATGTGCAGAGTGTAGGCGGACATACAGATTGGAAAGATACTATTTCAATGACGTTGCCAGAAAGAACGACAATAAATACAACAAAAAGTGGAAAGAACGGAACGCAAAGAAAGTAGAATTGTATGCAGAGGAAAGAAAATTGAAAATACAAAAGATTAGATTCAATTTTGACAACGCCAAAAAAGACTTTATCGTCAACAACATAACAAGAATTCAACTGTTGCACGATTCTTATGGCATACCGATGCGAACCGAAGAGCTCATGAAGGCCATCAAAAACATCAACAATACTACAATATCAAAGATCATGCGAGACATCGCATCACACTGTAGAAAGACCGCTTCAAAGATGTTCCATCAACAAACAGTGAAGAACATGGACAAACAGGCAATAAAATTTCTGTAAACTTTTTGATAAAACCGTAGTAACTACATTGACATAAAAAAATTATCAATTAAAAAAATGTTAGAAGAAGAAAACGAATCATTTAGCTCGGACGATACAAGTTCATTTAGAAGCATATTGACAACTCTCTACGACAAAGGAAGAATAGAAGAAATGTTGAACGAAGAGATCGACGAAGTGGCTGAAGAGTATGAATGGGACGGAGAAGAGTACGAAGAGTACAAGAACAAAAAATCTTGGTACGAAGACCAAACTGAGACAATAGGACATCAAGCCGAATCCAATGTCCTAGAAAAGGTCATGGAAGAGGTTTTACAAGAGATGAACATCAACATGAGAAGGATGGACGCAGACCTCTATGAAACTTTCCAAAACGTTGTCAAAGAAGAGTTTCCCTCTTTGGACAAAGAAGACGAATGACATGGATCAATTAGAAAAAGACAAAATAGCTCTGAAGAAAGCCAGACAAGAACTAGATTGGAAACAAGCAGAATGCGATAGATTAGAAAACGCTGTCAATTACGGCCGATGCAAAAAATGTCAAGAGCCTCTGATGTTCGACGAAAAAGAACACTGTGGAGACTATCCAAACTGTGAACAATCAAAAGAATGATCACATTTTAAAGTTGTCCTTGATGTCTTTTAAAACCTCTTTGAGAGTTTTTCCTGAGTGGGAAAGTATTTTAGATTGACCTTCTTCAGAAATTGACACAACAAACATTCTACCGTCTTTGTTTAATACAAAAGAATATCTGTCTTCTGAACCAGATTTGACACAAATGACTTGAAGCAATATGTTGGAAGTGTAAGAATCTTCCAATTCTTTTTGTGTGTTGACTTCTACAGTTTCGTATCCATAACTATTTAATGTCGCAGAAAGTTCGGTCGCAAATTCCAAATATGCATCATTCTGTATTCGGTTCAACTCTTCTGGCAAAGAAGAGTCGAGTTTCAAATCTTCAGAAATCTTCCTTATTCGGTAAATCTTCATCCTTTGGTTCTATTTCGTCTTGTGTAGTTTCTTCAGAAATTTCCATTTCTGTGGATACTATCTTATCTATTTTATTCTTCTGCTCCAATTTTTTCTGTTCGTCTCTCTCTTTCATGAATTGATCTATCGCAGAATTCATCTTCTTGAAATCCAATATTTGTGTTTCTTCCTGCACTTCTTCCTTTGCAGCAGACAACAATATATCCTTCAACATTCTATAAGATAGATCAATTTCTTTGAACTTTTGTGACAACATTTTTAGCGTGTCACGCTGTTCCTTTTGTAGCGAAGAAATGGCCTCTGTCATTCCGGCTCCTATTTGACCATTGTCCATGTTAGAAAGATTGTTTATGTACAGCCTCTGACTCTGTTTGGCCATAAACTTCAAATATGCGTAAGAATCTACGTCCTCTTCTATCTTTTCTATGATCATTGGATGGTTCATCACTTTTGGATCCTCTCCTAAATGTAATTTGATCAAAGACATCACCATCTGCGAAGCTTTTTCCCTACACTCTGCCATATCAGCAGCGTAATCGTGTATCTCCTGATTCTGGCCTAGACCTGGTAGATCTTTTTCTGTTGGAAAGTGTTGCTTGACTTCGAACTTCTGGTTCGCCATCAAATTTTCATACTCTTCCTTCAACTTGTTCTTTTTCTGTTGATTTGGCGATTCTTCTTTCATATTGTGTTATATATGTGCATTATGGATGCTTGGCCACTTTTTTACCCCAAACAGACATACCTTTTAAACCTAAGGCCATAGACATGTAGATGACAAAGACTTCAAAATTGAAGCCGTTTTTGTAGAAATCGTAAGCAGCATATGCATTTCCTAACCAAAAAGCACAGAACATAGTCAAATTTGTTTTGCTCCATTTCTGTCGATACTTTTTGTCTATTGGGCTCTTCTCCCAAACCTTTAGTGTATCGTTTATCACGTCTTTAATTTTCATATACTTATTTATTTTCTTTATCGTATAAAAACATTGTAAAAATTATTATTTGATCAAAGAAACGCTGTTTGGATATATAAAAATATGAGTGGGTTAAAAAAAGATCAAGAATTTAAAAGAGTAACATTTACAACAAAATCAGTAGATGAAGTTACAGAAAAACTCAATTTAGGTTATCAAATCAAAAGAGAAAATACTCCTTGGTGGAAGAACATGATTGGAGTTAGAAAGGCAGGTTTGGCCTTTGCAGCAACAAAAGAAGAATATGAAGAATATTTAAAATGTAAATTAGACATACATTATTTTGCTGAAAAATATTGTAAGATTAAATTGGAAGACGGATCAGTGGGAAAAATGTATCTCAGAGATTACCAAAAAGATATTTTAGATTTATACAATAACAATCGATTTAGCATTCTCTGCGCTTCGAGGCAAGTTGGTAAGTGTTATATATTTGATACTCAATTACTTATATATGATTATCTAAATAAACAGTTTAACTTAATATCAGCAGGAGAATTCTATTTTGAACAATTGTCAAAACATAGAAAATTGACTTTTTTAGAAAAAATTAAAAAGAAATTGATGGCGGCATATACCACATTGACAAGAAGCAGAAATACATATATACTACATAAAATTAAAGAAAATAAATGCACTGTATAGAATGTAACAAACAAGTAAAAGATAGAAGATCTTTAGAAGCACATGTTAAAAAAGCACACAATTTAAAATTAAGAGAATATGAATTAAAACACAATTTAGTAAAACCAGTAACATGCAGAGGATGTTCAAGTGAATTTATACCTATACATGCAATGACAGAATTTTGTACAAAAGAGTGCAGAAAAAATAGAATAGAACTAGACAAACAAAAATTGTTAAAAACTACTGGTATTAAAAATATAGATTATGTTATATGTCAATGGTGTGGATATATCGCACCAAGTTTATCTATTAATCATATTCAAAGTATACACAAAGATAAATCTATAGAAGAATATAAAAAAGAATTTCCAGAACATAACTTAATTTCAGAAAAATATAAAAAAAGCATATCTATAAATTCTGGAAAATTTATGAAAGAAGAAAAATATAGAAAGATGTATTCTGAAAGAATTAAGGGAAATAAAAATCCAAATCATAGAGACAATACAACATTAGAAAAAAGAAAAGAAACTTCTCCTTTTTCTATAGAATTCCATAAAAAAAGAAATCCAAATCTTACTGATAAAGAATTAAAAAAATTGTATTCTAAAAACTATAAAAGTTACATAAAAGATAGAATAAGTAATAATCAATTAGAATATTGGTTGAATAAGGGATTTAGTGAAAAAGAAGCCAAGAAAAAATTAAAAGATAGACAAACAACATTTAGCTTAAAAAAGTGTATAGAAAGATACGGGGAAGAACAAGGAAAAATAATCTGGCAAGCTAGGCAAGATAAGTGGTTAAATACAATGAATAGTAAAAGTGATGAGGAAAAGGCCGAAATTTTAAAAAAGAAGATATTTTCAGATGATAATTATTCTAAAGTGTCTCAAAAACTATTTTGGGAAATATATGACAACATACAAACTATAATACAAACAGAAAAAGATTTATATTTTAAAGAATTAAACAATGAATATTTTTTAAATTTTAAAAATAAAGATTTTTTCTTAGCAGATTTTAAATTTAAAAACAAAATAATAGAATTTAATGGTGATTATTGGCATGCCAATCCATCGTTGTATGATTCAGAATGGGTCAATTGTGTTAGAAAAATGACAGCCAAACAAATTTGGGAAAAAGACCAATATAAATATGATAAGATAAATGAAAAATATGAATTATTAGTCATATGGGAAAAAGATTTTGATGAAAATCCTGAAGAAGTAGTAAAAAAGTGTTTAGAATTTTTAAATGATTAAATTTTTATGTTATATAATTCTTAAAATAATAAGAACTATTGAATATTTTGAACATTTCAATAAGTCATTTGATGAAAATGATCCATCCAAAAAAATATTAGAAAGTTTAACATTGGATGAAAAAAGGTATGGCATTTTATCATATAATGGTTTAGTACCTTTAACACATTTACACCAAACACAACCATTTAAAATATATGAACTGGAGTTAGAAAACGGTTATAAACTTTCTTGTGCTGATAATCATATTGTATTCAAAGAAAACTTACAAGAAATATTTGTAGTTGATTTAAAAATTGGAGATCAATTAATGACTGAAAACGGTTTAAGCAGAGTCAAATGTATAAAAAAATCCAAAAATAAAATAACAATGTTGGATTGTTCTGTTGATTCAGACGATAAAGCATATTATACCAACGGGATATTATCACATAATACAGTTTCTGCTGCAATTTCAATATTACACTTTATAACATTTAACAATGACAAAACTGTAATGATTGTGGCCAATAAAAGTGACACGTCTATTGAAATTATAGATAAAATCAAATCAATCTATAGATTATTGCCTTTCTTTTTGCAAACAGGTTTGACAAATTGGAACCAAAGATCTCTATTGTTTGGCGACACTGGATGTAGAATAAAATCTGCGGCCAGAACAAAAGAACCCGCCATCGGTTTTACAATTGACTATTTATATCTAGATGAATTTGCACACATCCCTAGAAACATCATAGAACCATACTATAGAGCAGTATATCCTACTGTATCTGCAGTAAAAAATTCAAAAATTGTCATCACTTCTACACCAAACGGCCTCAATCTATTCCATCGAATATTGACAGACGCAGAAAGAAAAGACGGAGACTATTTAAAGAACAACTTCAAATCTTTAAGAGTATATTGGAATCAAGTACCAGGTAGACACATGACTTACGTCAGAATCAACAAATATCAGGCCTCAAAATATGGCTTCACTGTAGATTCAATTTTAGAATTTCTAAAACAGAAGTTTGATTCAAACGATACGTGTGATGCGAACAGAATACCATACGTTGCACACTCTTTCGACTACGAGAAAAATTTGGACGTCATCAACATATTGAACAGAGAAAGCGTCACCGTAGAAGACGTCAGAAAGCTTGGCATGGTATCGCACCAAGGAGAGCTAATTCCGTTAACCAAATTTGCGATCGTGACGACTTGGAAAGAAGAAGCCATAAAGGACATCGGGTCATTGGAAGCTTTCAACCAAGAGTACGGATTGCAGTTCATCGCTGGTTCAAAGCTTGTTTTGGACGAAAAGACGATGAACAAAATCGTCAACAAACAAATTCCTTTTTCTTACAAACCCATCAAATCTCTGTCTGAAAGGCTCCAAGGAGAATATTTGGAACTAGAATGGGTTGAGGATTTATCTCTTTTCAACGACGCAGATGCAAAAAAGTATAGAATAATATTTTCGGTAGATTTATCTGAAGGCCTTGGTCAAGATTACTCTGTCATCAACATATTTAGGCTTATGCCAAAGAGCAAAGAAGAGATGGAAATGGGTGAACAAACTGAAATATTCGATTTCTTTAGGTTGGAACAAATAGGCATATATCGTCACAATTTGGCTGACATAGGTTACATTGCTCACATTTTGTATTGTTTGGCTTTTGAATTCTTCGATCCAGAAAAGGTAAGAATAGTCTTAGAGTACAACACGTACGGTGAATCGTTGTTGTCTAAGATGCCAGGTGTGTTCAACGGTCTGAACGATTATGGTTCTTTCGTATTTTTTAAATATTACCACAAAGCCGATGCTGACAAGCCTAAGATTGGTTTGAAAGTGCACAACAATAAAAAATTGTTGGTAAAAGACTACCAGACACAGATGACAGCGATGAACATTGTCGTACACGATTCTACTACAGTTTACGAGATAAAGAACTTTGTCAAGGAAGAAACTGCTGCAGGAAATTTACAGTTTCACGCAGAAAGTGGTAACGATGACGTAGTCATGACTCTGGTCAATTTATCCACGGTGTTTGTAAAACCGGACTATAAAACCATGGTCGAAGAGATGTTATCTTTTGATGTTCCTGAAGAAACTAGAAAGTTAATAGAAGAAAAATTGGGAAAGAGTCAATACGTCAAGAGTGCCGACTATTCTGCACTTTCAAAATTGCGAAATGGCACATTGCCAAAAAAGAGAGACTTTACGAACATACAACCTAGAAATAGAAATCTTCCTCCTAAGAAATTTGGCAATTGACGAAAAAATTGCACTTCGTGAACAATATATAAGCCATCAAAGGGAAAAAATAAACCTTCAGAACGAATGGCTATCAATATTAGCAAGTACAAAAGACCGGACGTCTTCATCGAAGAGATCGACAATTCGATCATCGATCAAATTGTGACCGAAGGCATCATAAATCTTGTTCCTGGATTTTCTAAAAAGGGACAATTCAACAGGCCAATCTTGTTGAAAAAGAAGAGCGACGCTCTTTCAATCTTGGGGCCTATAGACAGGAACTTAGAAAAGAAAGGTTCTTACTTACATAGAACTGTTTACAAGATGTTGGAATCTGGTCCAGTTTACGCGTTAAATCTGTTAAAGACAGATGATACGTTAGACATCATGGAATATCAATCTATTTCTACGTCTACAGGAACAGAAAACGACATTGAAAGAACCGAATCATACAGAAAGTTTTTTAATACTTCTGGATTTTGGGAGAGATCTACAGAATCGTTCTTAAACTTTGCGACGTACAATTCTTTGTTGCACTTCACAAACATGAGCGATAAAAAGATTACAGTATTTGCTGTGAAGTCTACTCAAGCTGGTTTCAACTTGACAGTGTCTGATTGGTATGCAGGAGTTCCTGCAGATCAAGTTCCGACATTCTTGAGACCTACTGATTTGATCGGTGACTATATGATCAGAGTTGTAGTTGTAGCTGGAGATTGGTCAGACTATACAAACTTGTCTGTTGACACTGTATTTGGAAATTATTTCAATACATCTGGTCTTAGAAAAGAAGAATTGGACAATTTCTTGATCAATCAAAGTGTGACAGTGTTGCAAGATTATCCAGCTCTTTCTTTGATACCATATTTCAGAGACGCAAATCAGAACGACATATTCGTAGAGAATGTGATCAATAGAGATACCGATAGAACTGGTCTATTTGTTGCTTATAATTATGATGCGATGGAGACAGACTTTCCAAACGCAATGGTTGACTTGATAGGTAATTCTTTGGTAGACAGCGAAGCCACAAGTATAAAATATCTTTCTTACGAAGAAAACATCTCTGAGACATTGACATATTCCAAAAAAGAATTGGACTCAGCATCAAACGTTTTAGGTAATGGAGCTGTTGTCGTTGCAGGTAGAACTTACAACTTCATGGATGAATTTACTAGTGGCATTACAGTTGTGAATCCTGTTGCTGCAGCAATTCCTACGATAGATGTTGTCGGTGGTGTAGGTAACTACTACAATTATCAAGGAGAACAATATTCGGTGCCTGTTGCAACTACTACATTGACTCTTGAAACGATTGCAACTCCTGGTGCTGGTTTATTAAATCAAAGATATGATGCGATATATTTGGACGACAATGGCATTCAAGTTGCTACAGGAGTCGCTCAAACGGCCGTTGCTCCTTCTCCAGTAAAGCCGATTGTTCCTGCAACAGCAATTGTTCTAGGATATGTGTTCATCGAAGCAACAGACGTTCCTGTGTATACAAATACTTATAATGCAGTAACTGTTAACGGTCTTGGTTTTGTTAACTTGGTAGCAGGTACAGATTTATCTGCTCCGACGTTGACAGGTGTGAATCAAATAGAATTCATATTCGCTGGAACATCTGGAACAGTTCCAACGAACGATTACGAGCCTTACAGAAGGGTCAAATATTTTAATACATTGGTCAGCATATTGGACGGTCCTAACAAAGACAAAGCAGTATTTGTGACTAACGCTGCAGGAGACAAGTCTACTTTGGCAGGAGCAACTGTAACAGTTGATTCTTCTGCTGACAAGACCATTGCAGTAACTTTAGCAGACACTGCAGCAGACATTAACACATTATACACTGCTTCCAGAAGATTTACATTATACTTCGTCGATGATGAATTTATAGTTGGATCTGGTGCAGGTTCTACAAATGCATTAGTGACAAAAAATTCTCTTGCAACAGCAACAGAAGGTGTCATTGCAAAATACTCTGACATGTATGAAGACTTTGTGGACGGTAAGATAAGCACACAAGATTATTTCTACGAAAAACTTGTTGATGCTACTTCTACCGGACCAGTTCCAATAGAATTCAAAGATGTTTCAGGTAATGATTACATCGTTATGTCTACAGCAGATTACACTACTTTGACAGGTGGTGGTTACGGCACACCTGGAGACAAATTATACGTTGTTGGTGGAGCAAGCAATACAGAATCAACATTCACTATATTGAACATCATAGCTCCTTCTACTGTTGGCATTACCAATGCTTCTCAAACAGCCTTTCAAGTTAATGAGAATATAACAGTAGAAACTATCACTGCTGGTGATACTGTAAGTTTCTATGCTGCAAATGAAAAGATCTATTTGAGCTTCTTTAAAGTTAATGACGTGTTGAATGTGAACTTTACAAACTTTGATTTTACATCAGAAATAACATTGAACAACGTTGCTACTCTGAATGCAAATGTCAGATTGTATTCTTATAGAAATAATTACAAACAGACTTTAGAAATAGAACAACCTTCTGGATATACACAGACGATCAATAAAGTTTTGATAGAT